TAAAGCTAGAGAAAGATACAGCTACGGCTGGTCTGACCCTAGAGCTATATTTGGTAACGGAAATTTACCGACTAGCTAATACTTTATAACAGTATTAATATTTAAGGGGGCTTTCGAGCCCCCTTTTTTTTGTGTATACTAAAAAGACCTAGTAAATAAATTATTTTGTAGACTGGCTAGGCAGACGATATAGAGACTACAAAATTAAAAACTATACAAAGGAGAAAATATTATGGCAAACACAACTTTTGACGGCCCAGTTAGATCAAGAAACGGTTTTCAATCAATAGGACCAGGTGCTGTACAAGCAAACACATTCGCTACTAACATGACAGTAGCTACTAATGCTGGAAGACTAATGCTTATGGATCCAGCAGGAACACCAACTGCAATTACATTACCAAGTATTATCAGTACAGGTGGAAGCAACAACGCAGGACCAGGAAGAGATCCTAATAACCCAAATACTATTGGAACTACTTTTGAAATTCTTTTTACAGATGAATATACTGGTACAATCCAAACAGCTAACACAGCAGATAAATTTGTTGGTTCAATAATGATTGGTGTAGATAACGGTGCAAAAAAAGCATTTGTACCCGCAGCAGCAAACAATGAACTAAACTTAAACGGTGAAGCTGGAACTGCTACTACAGGTGGTTTAGTTGGTTCAAGAATTAAATTTACTGCAGTTGCAGCAAATCTTTATATGGTTGAGGGTTTATTAATTGGTGCAGGCACAGTTGCTACACCTTTTGATACTCAATAATAAATAATTTAAGGGCTCTTTCGGGAGCCCTTTACTAAGGATTTTATGGGCTTTAAGTCAGATATAGAAGCAACCAATGTAGCACTTTCAATGACTGGAAGAGATGCTACAGGTTATTTAGAAACAACACTAGATGGAGCTTTAACAGCTGCGTCTACATCTGTTGTTGTAGATGATATAACAGGTTTCCCTACTACAGCTGACGGTGGAGGTGTTATTGAGGTAGGAACAGAATTAATAAAGTATACTACTTTAACAGCAGGTACTAAAACTTTTTCAGGTTTAACAAGAAATTATAATCAACAAACTAATGATGCTGGTTTAAATCATAATGATGGTATAGATGTAATTGGTTATAATATTATTGTGGGAGGAACTACTTCTGGAATTCCATTAAGACTAAAAGCTCTTTCCGTTGCTTCTTCTGGAGCAGGAACTGGAGACATTGTTTTAGTAAGTGGTTCTACATACACTGTACTTAGTCTTGATATTCCTAGTGGAGCTATATTTACTTTAAATATACCAGAAGCTGGTATTCTTTGTTCTAGAGGAATTTTAATTCAAGCAGCACTTAATATAACTGGAATTACAGCATTTACAGATAAATTTAGTGGACCAAATTTAACAACAACAAACGGATAATATTATGGGATACAAAATAGATATACAAGCCACTCAACAAGCAGCAACAGGTTCTGTTGTAACTCCTCCCACTAGACTAAGAGGAATTTCAGCGGCAGCTACAGGAACAGCAGGTATTTTAACTTTAACTAATGGAAATGGTGGAGCTGTTTTATTAAGCGTTAATGTTCCGGCAAATGATATTTATACTTTAAATATTCCAGAAGATGGTATTGTATTTCCAGCAGGTATTCACTGTTCTGTTTTTACAAATCTAATAGGATTTACAGTATTCACTGATAACTTTTCTGCTCCTGGTTTAACAACTACAAACGGGTAATTTATATGTCGGGTGGAGGATCTTTTTCAAGTGACCAAACAACCTTACTTTTAGACACTATAGGAGCAAACACTTTATCTAGATTGGGTAGAGCTAGAATTACTTCTATTCAAGGTAAAGGTATAGATAGTTCTGTTTTATTATTATACGATAATATATCAGCTGCCGAAATGGCTACCTCAGCAATAAAATTAGTATCTACATTTAAATACTCAGATGAAGGCCTATCGGTTTATATTCCTGGTTCAGGTATTTTATTTAAAAGAGGAATCTGTTTTAATTTAGCAGGCGCAAGTGGAAGTGTTACTATAACAATTACTGGAGGGTAGTTTATGGATCTGTCTTATTATGGGGACATGTTATCCCTTAAAAAAGGTGGAATGCCTCCTAGAAATAAAAGTAATTTTAGATCTACAAAGAGTGGTGCAGGGATGACAGAAAAAGGTGTCATGGCCTATAGAAAAAAGAATCCTGGATCTAAATTAAAAACAGCGGTAACAGGTACAGTTAAAAAAGGTTCTAAAGATGCTAAAAGACGTAAGTCTTTTTGTGCGAGAAGTGCTGGACAAATGAAAATGTTTCCAAAAGCTGCTAAAGATCCTAATTCTAGATTAAGACAGGCTAGAAGAAGATGGAAATGTTAGGTATAATACAGTTCTAAAAAGGAGATAAAAATGGAAAAAATTAAATCTGAAATACAACACATAATAACTGATCATAAAAAATTAGCTATTGCTGTAGTTATTATAATTGCTGTCTTAGTAATTATTTAATCTTAAAATAATAGATATGAACATTGCAGAGTTATTTAAAAAGAATTTTATATTAGTACCGGTAATAGCTTCTGTATTAGTTGGAACATTCACAGGTGTTAGATATATTGTTAATTTAACAGATACAATCAACGACAATCAAACGCAAATAGTAAATCTTCAAAGAGATTTAAAAGTTGCACAAGAAAAAATAACAGATCAAAACACAAGGCTAACTTCTGCAGAATCTACTTGGCAGATGGCAGAGAATTTATATAGAACTCTGGCAGATCAAGTTAGAGAACACAGCTACGATATAAAAGATTTAAATAGATAGGATGTATGAATGAGATATTGGTTATATACTTTATTTTTTGGATTATCATTGGTCTTCTTTGCTATTGGATCCACAGAAGCTAGAAACGAATATCTTAATGAGTATGGTGCAAGATGTGGAGATTTTGAAACAAAAATTACTCAAAATGTAAATGAAGATCAACAGCTACAACCATTGGATCGTAATTTTAATAATGGTAGTCGTTATTTATCTCTTACTTACAGAAAATATCTAGGTGTAGATTGTAAGACTATAAAAGAAAATGTAGATCTTAAACAACAATTAGAGTTGATGAAGATGTGTGGTAGAGTTAATAATAATCCTAGTCTTGCATACAACGAAAACTTTAGATTATTAGTATCAAAGTGTAGAGGTGTTACTCCAACAGAAATAAATAACAGACCAGAAAATTCTGGAAGTGCTTGGGATGATTTAAAAAATGACTACAAAGAAGAGAACCCAGACATTACATTAATGGGTGATAAGTTCTTAAAACCAAACAAAAAGAAACTTAAAATACCAAAATACTTGACAGACGAAGAAATCGTATTACCATTACCTAAACCTACAGATGATTGATAAATTTATATATAAATGTTGTGGTGTCTTAGATCGCTATACGGCATGGATGAATAGTATATTTCTTCCTAAACCTAAAAAGATTTATAATCTTAGAAAAGATATAATTAAAAATACATTAAGTGCTAATAGAAAAACTGATATAGTAGAAGCTATAATAGAAAGAAAAAGAGTAAAAAATGTCAAGAAAAACTAACACAGCATTAATTGCATTACTTGGTACAATCCTAATGGGCCTTGCCACGTGGGTCGTGATTACACTTGTAGAAGTTCAGGTTTTAGTGATGATGATTCAGCAAGAATTAATGGATCTTGACAAGGTTATAGGTCGTATATACAGTCATATGGACAGATTAACAAAATGAATCTTAGTAAACACTTCACTCTTGAAGAGATGACCAAGTCAATGACAGCCACACGTAAGGGTATTGATAATACTCCAGGTCCCGGGGAAATAAAAAACTTAGGGGACTTATGTTATGAGATTCTTGAGCCACTACGGGCACACTTCGACAAACCTGTTACGATTACCAGCGGCTATCGTAGTGAGGCGCTTTGCGAAGCGATCGGCAGCAAAAAGACATCACAGCATGCTAAGGGCCAGGCGGTCGACCTAGAAATTAATTCGGTACCCAACATTAAGACTGCTTACTGGTTACAAAATAACGTCGATTTCGACCAGCTCATCATGGAGTACTTTGACAAAGACGATCCGGCAGGGGGGTGGATACATATTAGTTATCACGAATCTGGTTCAAACAGAAAACAAGTACTAACCTTTGATGGTAAAAAATATAGTGAAGGACTTCCAGATATGGAATGGAAAGACGGAAAGGTTTCAAATTAAATGGCAATTACTAGAGCACAAATACCAAAACAATTAGAACCTGGTTTAGGTAGAGGTTGGGGTAAATGGGAAAGAGCTAAATTTAAAAAGATAGTAGAAAAAACCCATGGTAAAGTCTATAAACCTGTTAACAAAAAAGTTAAGGTCTAGAATCTACTAATCAAAAGTGGTACAATCCATTAAGTTATATAACAATAAAGGCTAAAAATATGGTTTTAACCATATGATAGAGCAAAGTGGCCACTAAAAAGGAAATGTATGAGTTTATACGAAAATATTAATAGAAGAAAACGTCTTGGGATCTCTAGATCTAAAGCTGATTCTACTGTATCTAAATCATCATATTCTAATATGAAAAAAGGATTTCCAGAAAAAGCTGCTACTGGTAAAATAATAAAAGCTAAAGTAGGTAAAGCAGCTAAAACAAGTATGATGGAAAAAGCAGGAAAAGCTACTGCCGCACTTTATAAAAAATTACCTGAAGAAGGATTAATAGCTAAAGCTAAAAGAGCAGCTAAAAAAATTACTTCAAAAACAAAAAATTTATTTAAAGCTGCACCTGCAGCAGGAACAGGAAAAACATTATCTAAAACAAAAGAATTAGCAAAGTATACTGGTAAAATTGGAAAAGCTTCTAAATTAGCTAGAGCTTCTAGATTGGCAAGAATAGCTAGAGTTGCAGGACCAGTAGGGGTAGCTGTTTTAGCAGGTGAGGCTGTACTTAAAACAATTCCACTTACTAAAGAAAGAAAAGCAAAAGTTGCAAAAATTAAAGCAAGAATAAAAAAACAAAATAAAGGTAAATCTGCAAATCAAATGGCTGATGAGCTAGCGAGTCCGAGTGGAAGATCTACAAGAAAAATTAAAAAGAAATCTGAGGGTGGTTATATGACTTTTAGTAAAGGTGGCTTTGCAACAAACTATTACAAAGGATTAGTATAGTGGGTAAGAAAAAATAAATCAATAGGAGGAAGTATGTTAAAAGGTAATCAAGTAAAATTAGATAAAAACAAAGATGGTAAAATATCAGGAAAGGATTTTAAAATGATGAAATCTAAAAAAGGAAGTATGGCTCAAAAAAAACCTGGTGGGGCTATTTTAGGAACTTTAGCTTTAGGTATGCTAGGTCAAAAATTTCTTAAAAGTAAAAACAGTAAATCTACATCTATTCCTGCAACTGGTTTACTAACAAAAATGCTTAAAGATAAAAAAGATAAAAATAATAAAGAAACAGAGCAAAAAACAGCAAGACATGGAGGATACATGACAAAAGCCAACAAAGGTATGATGATGAACAAACCATCTACTAGAGGTTTTGGCGCAGCTAGAACTTCAGGTATGGGTTTAGAAAATGAAGCATTACAACCTGGAAAAATTTACGATAAAGTTAAAGCTAAAAAAGGTAAAATGGCTAAAGCTTCTATGGGTGAATTTATTACTGTTTCAGAATATAGCGAAGATTTAATTTAATAAGGTGTATCTATGGCTACATCAGGAACTACAACTTTTAATTTAACAATAGATGATGTTATTTCAGAAGCGTATGAGAGAATTGGTATACAAACTAATAGTGGACATGATTTAAAATCTGCTAGAAGAAGTTTAAATATTTTATTTTCTGAATGGGGTAATAGAGGTGTTCATCTTTGGAAAGTAGAATTAAATGAAGTTGCGTTAGTTGCCGGTCAAGCAACTTACACTGTACCTTCAAATGTTTCAGATGTTTTAGAAGCTTATATATCTACAACACCTACAGCACAAAATAATACAAATACTCAAGATGTAACTTTAACTAAAGTTGATAGATCAGCCTATCAAGCTATTCCTAATAAATATCAAACAGGGCAGCCTTCACAATATTATGTAGATAGACAAATAACACCAACTATTAGTTTATACTTAGCTCCAGATGCTAGTACATATACAACATTAAAATATTATTCTATTAATAGAATCCAGGATGCGGGGTCCTATACAGATGATCCTAATTTACCTTTTAGATTCTTACCCTGCATGGCTTCAGGTCTTGCATATTTCTTATCTCAAAAAAGAGCTCCAGCAAGAACAGAAATGTTAAATAGAATTTATGAAGATGAAATGGTTAGAGCATTAAGAGAAGATGGTTCTAGAACTTCAGTTTATATTTCACCACAAACTTATTATGGAGATGGAGTATAATGTCTTGGGCAAGAGGTAGAAGATCATTAGCGATTTCTGATAGATCAGGTATGGCATTTCCATATACTGAAATGGTTAAAGAATGGAATGGATCATTAGTTCATATTACAGAATACGAACCTAAGTCTCCTCAGATTGATCCACCTTATCATAAGGCAGATGCGGTTGCTTTACAAAATCCTAGATCACAAAAATTTCAACAACCAACTCAAGAATTTTTAAGTTCACAAGATAAAACATCTTCTAACTCAGGAGGTACAATGGTTGGAGTGGCTAATCTAACTTTACCTGGAGACTTTGCTTTCCAAACAAGAAATGCTATTGATACCAGAGATAACTATGCAACTAATATTTCTAATATTGGAGTAGGAATGGTTCCAACAAACCCCTCATTACAAAATAGAAGAAGACAATTACTTCCTCAAATAGGATTAGTAAAGGTGGTTATTTCATAATGGCTATTGCACACTCAACTTTTTTAACACAAGTAAGAAATTACACAGAAGTAGATAATACAGTTTTAACAGACTCTATTATTCAAGAATTTATTAGAATTGTAGAATTAAATGTTGCAGGTACTGTTGATTATGATGACTTAAGAAAATATGATCAATCAGCATTTACTTCAGGTAATAGAGCTTTAAGTTTACCTTCAGATTGTATGATAGTAAGATCATTACAATCTTTAATTACTGTAGATGGAGTAACTACAAGAACTTTTTTAGAAAAAAGAGATACTAGTTTTATATCAGAGTATAACCCAACTAATACAACAGGATCTCCAATTTATTGGGCTGCTTGGGATGAGTTTAATGTTATTGTTGCCCCAACACCTGCAGCGGCTTATGTGGTACAATTAAATTTTATAAAAACACCACCTAATTTTACATCTACAACTACTACCTACTTATCTAAATACCAAGAAGGAATGCTTTTACATGGAGTTTTAGCAGAATGCTTCAGATATTTAAAAGGCCCTCAAGATATGCTACAGTTATACGAAACTAAGTATAAAGAAGAACTACAGAATTTTGCCCTACAACAAATGGGTAGAAGAAGAAGAGGTGAATACGATGACGGAGTACCAAGAATAGTAATCCCATCACCTTCACCGAATCAAACAGGAAGCTAATATTAATAAGAAAAAGGAGAAATTATTATGGCAATAACAACAAACGCAATATGTAATTCATTTAAAAAAGAATTATTAGAAGGAGCACACAAGTTCCAATTTACAAGTGGAAGTACTTTTAAATTAGCATTATACAATTCTAATGCAACTTTAGGTAAATCAACAGCAAACTACTCAACTAATCCAGGTGGAGGAGCTAATACTGAAGTATCAAATACTGGAACGTATGTAGCTGGTGGTTTAGCTTTAGTTAAACCAAATCCAAGTACATCAGTGGCTAGTTCAACAGCTATTGTAGATTTTAGTAACTTATCATTTACTTCAGTTAGTTTAACTGCAAGAGGTGCTTTAATTTACAACACAACTACAGCAGGTGGTTCAAATACAACTGACTCTGTTTGTGTATTAGATTTTGGTGCAGATAAAACAGCAACTTCTGGAACTTTTACAGTTCAATTCCCAGCGTTTACTACAAGTGCTGCGATTTTAAGAATTGCATAACAATAAAAAATGAGCAGGTTAAATATTTATGTCAGTAATCAGAACTTTTACAGTAACAGTAGTAAGCACTGGATCTGGTAATAAATATGTTATTAATGGCCTTCAGCAAGAGACAGTAAATCTTGCTGAAGGTGCAACCTATCGGTTTGATCAAGCTGATAACAGTAATAGTGGACATCCATTTAGATTTTCAACAACAAGTAATGGCACATGGGCTGGTGGATCTGAATATACAACAGGTGTAACTACAAACGGTGTTCCGGGAAACGCAGGGGCTTATACACAAATAACTGTTGCCGATCCTGCACCTCAACTTTATTATTATTGTACTAATCACTCTGGAATGGGTGGTCAAGCTAATACAGTAAGTTCTAATACATGGGGAATGCTTCAATGGGGTGAAAGAAGTTGGGGTGATCAAGATGATAACATTGCAGTTGTAACTGGGACTTCACTTACTACAAGTATAGGTAATGAAACAATTGATGCAGAAATAAATGCAGGTTGGGGAAGACTTGAATGGGGAAGTATGGGATGGGGAGTTCCTTATTCCGCATTAATTAGTGGAACAGCTTTAGCTTCTTCAATTGGTACAGCTACATCAGCAGCAGAAACAATAGTTACTCTTACAGGACAATCATTAACTTCAGTTACAGGTAATGAAGCAATTGGTATTGGAATAAATGTAGATGTTACAGGTATTTCTTTGTCAGCCAGTGTTGGTAGTGTGTCTGCAATATCACTACAAGGAACTCAAGCAGATACATCAATTGGATCTGTAGATATTCAAGTTGATGGAAGCATATCTATCAATGTTACAGAACACACAATGCAAACAGCCATCGGTACTACTTTAACTGCAAGTGAAGTAGGACCAATTGTAACAACTGCCGGATTATTACAAACCTCAATAGGAAATTCAATTATAGATGCAAATACTTTAATTGATGTAACTGGAATTGCTTTAACAAGTAATATTGGTCAGGTAATAGTATCATCAGTGGTAGAGCTAACTGGAATTGCTATGACTGCTTCTATAGGTGAAGAATTACCAGTAGCAGATGTAGTAGTTGATGTAACAACTGCTGGATTATTACAAACATCTATAGGAAATGTAGATGCAGTATCAGTAGTTGATTTAGTTACTATGATTGCTAATACTCAAGTAGGATCAGTAACTACAGCACAAACTGCTAATGTATTTGTGACTGGTATTTCAATGAGTACAAGCATAGGAAATGTAGCGGTAACACCATGGTCAGAGGTAGATTTAGACGTAAATAATACTTGGACTGAGGTTGATCTAGCTGCTTAAACATAGTAAAATATTAACACAATAGGAGAACAAAATTTATGGCATCAGCATATACAGGTCTTGGCGTTGAATTAATGGTCACGGGTGAAAACTCGGGAACATGGGGAGATAAAACTAATACTAATTTAAATCTTATATCACAAATATCAGGTGGTTTTATTTCACAAGCAGTTAATGGAACTGGCGCTACAACACTAGCAGTTATTGATGGAAACACAGGAGCAGCATTAGCTACAAGAAGTATTAAACTAACCGGTACAATTACTGGAAACATAACTGTAACTATTCCTCTTGATGTAGAAAATTTTTATTTTATAGAAAATGCAACAAGTGGAGCACATACAGTTGAGTTTAAATATGCAACTGGAAGTGGTTCAAGTGTTACTTGGTCAGCTACTAATAAAGGTTTTAAAATTGTAAATGCAAAAGCTGATGACGGTACTAATCCAAATGTTACAGAAATAGCTCTTTCAACTTCTCCGGCAGGAACAACAGGTCAAGTTCAAATCAATAGTTCTGGCGCTTTTGGAGCTGTTGCTGAAGGAACATCAGGTTTTGTATTAACATCAAATGGGTCTGGAGCAGCCCCAACAATGCAGGTTGGTGGAATATCAACTGGTAAAGCTATTGCAATGGCAATGATTTTCGGTTAAAATAACAATATAGGAAAAAAATTATGGCAAACCCAAATATAGTAGCAGTAACAACAATCAATGGTGGAAACGCAGGTTGGAATTTATCAGCATCTGCAACAGATACTTTAATGACAGTTAGTGGATCAGGTGTTATTGTTAAAGTAAATAGAATTACAGTAGCAAACGTAGATGGTTCTGCAGCAGCAGATGTTAGTATATTTATTGATGGTTTAGGAACTGGCGCAGCAGGAGTATCAGTTTCAGGTGGAGACTCTGCAGTTTATTTAGCAAAAACAATTTCAATACCAGCTGATGCTTCGTTAGTATTACTGGATACACCTATCTATATGATGGAAGGTGACATTTTAAAAGGTGGAGCGAGTGCGGCGGGTGATCTTGATTTATTTGTATCATACGACGTAATATCATAGGGAGGTAATAAGCTATGGCAAATGGCGGAATTATCGGACCAGTCAACACAGTACAAGCAGCAGTTTGTGTTAGTGAAAAATTAACTACATTTACATCATCAGGAACTTTAACAGCTCAAGCAACAGCTAGTGTAGATTATCTAGTAATAGCTGGAGGTGGAGCAGGTGGAGCAAATAAAGGTGGTGGTGGAGCCGGTGGTTATAGAGCTTCTGGATGTTTTACACCAAGTCCTACAAGAGGTTCTGCAGTGCCTGTAACATCAGGAACTGCATATACAATTACAGTTGGAGGTGGTGGTAGTGGTGTTTCTTCAGGTGGTGGTAATTCAGGAACTGTTTCAACTTTTTCAACAATTAATTCAACAGGTGGCGGTAGTTCAGGTGGTGGCACTCCTTCAACACCAGGACTAGGTTTAAATGGTGGTTCAGGTGGTGGTGGAGGTGGCGGCTATGGTGGTAATCCATGTGGTGCTGCAGGTGGAACAGGAAATACACCCCCAACAAGTCCCGCTCAAGGAACTAATGGAGGAACTGGAACTCCAGGTTCAGCTTCATGTGATGCTGGTGGAGGTGGTGGATCAGCAGTTACAGCGGGTGGTAATGGTAATCCAGGCTCAGGTCCTGGTGGTGTGGGTGGTGCTGGTGTTGCAAATACAATTTCAGGTAGTTCAGTAACTTATGCTGGTGGTGGTGGTGGTGGAATAAGAGCTGGTGATGGACAACCTTCAGGAAGAAGTGTTGGACCAGGTGGTGCTGGCGGAGGAGGAAGTGGTGGAAGAGGATCTCCTGCTCCTAGTGTCAGTCCTCAAGCTGGTGGAACAAATTTAGGCGGCGGTGGTGGTGGAAATGGAAATGGTCAGACATCTGGTAATGGTGGACCAGGTATTATAATTATTAAAGAACCTGCATTATCAATTCCAAAAACTGCACCAGGTGTTTGGTCAATGAACACAGTATATGATTTAGTAAAAGGTGGTGAGTGGGGTGGTTTTAATTCAGCTGATATAGATTATTTAATAGTAGCCGGTGGTGGAGGTGGAGGTTATCAATCTACTGGTGGTGGTGGAGCTGGAGGTTATAGATCTTCTGGACACGGTCCTTCTCCTTTACAAGGAGAAACGTTAAAATCAGATTTTGGAACTTTTGCAGTAACAGTCGGTGCTGGTGGAGCTGGTGCTGGAGGATCTGCTGGTAGAGGAACAGCAGGAGCTAATTCAGTTTTTTCAACAATAACATCTAGCGGTGGTGGTGGTGGTGGTAGTGACTCTTCAGAAACAGGAACTTCTGGAGGTTCTGGTGGTGGAGGAGCTAATGGTGGTGCTGGTGGTGCTGGTAATACTCCTCCAACAAGTCCAGCTCAAGGTTTTGCTGGTGGTACTGCAACTCCTAGTTCTCCATCTGGAGCAGGTGGCGGTGGAGCTTTAGCTGCCGGTAGTGCAAATTCTGGAACTAATGGTGGTGATGGTGGTGCAGGAGCACCTAATAACATTTCAGGAGTAGCAGTTTTTTATGCTGGTGGTGGAGGTGGTGGTTCAAGACCTGATGGAGGTTTGGCTGCACAAGGTGGAGTAGGCGGTGGTGGCCCAGGTGGTACTTGTGCTGGTGCAGGTGGTACAGGATTAGATAATACTGGTGGTGGTGGTGGTAGTGGTAAATCTAATGGTGCTGGTGGTTGTGCACCAGGTAGAACCGGTGGACCAGGTATTGTAATTTTAAAATCAACAACAGGTTTAGCAACAGACAGTCCGACAAATGCTCCAGTTGGATATGATGGTACAAATTTTATAGCAACATTTAGAGCATCAGCAAATTTAACAATTGGTACGATAGATACATCGTCTTATGTACAAGCAGATTATTTAGTAGCAGCAGCTGGTGGTGGTGGAGGTGGAATGACTTCTAACGGTGGAGCGGGTGCTGGAGCTGGTGGTCTTAGATCATCTTTTCCAGGTGGAACAAAATTATATTTAAACCCAGGTGCAAATGGAGTTGTTATTGGTGCCGGTGGTGCAGGACAAACTATTAATAATTTTTTTGGTGGTCAAGGTACACCAAGTAGTATTACCACAATAACATCAATTGGCGGTGGAGCAGGTAGCGCTTCAATGAATACGGTGCCTGTTATGAATGGAGGATCAGGTGGTGGTGGATCAAACGGTGGAAACGCAGGAGGTACAGGTTTATGTGGTCAAGGTAATCCAGGTGGAGCAGGTAATTCAGGTGGTCCTTTTTATTCTGGTGGTGGTGGTGGTGGAGCTGGTGCAACAGGAGCCACTGCAACTCCGGGTACAGGTGGAGCAGGTGGTGTTGGACTTGAAAATAGTATTACAGGAAGTCCTGCATTCTACGCTGGTGGTGGTGGAGGTTCAATAACACCTTCAAGTGGTGCAGCTCCAGGTAATACAGGTTGTGGTGGAAATGGTGGTGGTGGACCCGGAGGTAGACCAGGAGTAGCAGTTGGTGGTAATGGAACAGCTAATACAGGTGGTGGCGGTGGTGGAGCTTCTCCTTATCAAAGTAGTCCAGGTGATTTACGTGCTGGTGGAACTGGTGGATCTGGAGTTATAATAGTAAGAATTCCATCAGCTAGTGCACCAGGTAGTGTAGCGGTAGCACCAGGAGCTAATAGTTTAGCAACTCATCCAAGTGGTGATAAAATTGCAACATTTACTGTAACAGGAACATTGACAGTATAGACAAAAAATTATATAATTAAACTTTAAGGAGAATAATAATATGGCACATTTCGCAGAATTAGATAATAATAACGTAGTACTAAGAGTAGTCGTTGTAGGCAATGATTGCGTACCATCGGATGAACACGTAGATGGAGAAACATGGTGTATTAACTTTTTTAACGGTGGCACTTGGAAACAAACTTCTTACAATAACAATTTCAGAAAACAATATGCAGGTATAGATTATACTTATGACGCTGCAAAAAATAAATTTATAAGTCCAAAGCCTCATGCTTCATGGGCATTAGATGCTAATGATGATTGGCAAGCACCGGTTACTTATCCAACAATTACAACTTATGGAAGTAATGATCCATTAGATAGCTATAAAATTTCTTGGGATGAAGCAGGTCAAAAATGGACTGCAACAGATTCAGAAGATCCACAAAACAATTTTAATTGGGATGCATCAGCACTAGCTTGGGTATCCGCATAAGGAGAACTAAGATATGGCGAGCCCAACAAACAGCTCACAAAACGGCGGGATAATAGGTGTAAGTAATGCATTTAGCCCAGCTGTGTCCGTTTCAGCAAAAACAACTACATTTAATTCATCAGGAACTTTAACTGCTCAAGCTACAGCTACTGTTGATTATTTAATATTAGCTGGAGGAGGTGCTGGTGGATATAATCCAGGAAGTTCATATGGTTCAGGTGGTGGTGGAGCTGGTGGTTATAGAACTGGAACTTCAAGTGTATCAAATGGTGTAGGTTACACAGTTACAGTTGGAGGTGGAGGTACAAGTAATACAAGTTCTTCAACATCAGGAGTAGATTCAGTTTTTAATTCAGTTACTTCAACAGGTGGTGGTAAGGGTGGTCACATCGGTACTGTTAGTGGAGAAACAGGTGGTTCTGGAGGTGGTGCTAGAGGAGCCCTTCAAACAGGTTCTGCAGGTAATACTCCTCCAACAAGTCCAGCTCAAGGTTTTGCTGGAGGTAATTCAGGTGATGCACCTAATGGTGGTGGTGGTGGTGGCGGAGCTGCTGGTGCTGTTGGTAATGTTGGTCAACCTACTGCTGGTGGAGCAGGTGGAGCAGGTGTTGCTTCTTCTATAACAGGTTCTTCTGTCACAAGAGGTGGTGGTGGCGGTGGTGCAACTTATAATGGTGGTTCTGGTGGAGCAGGTGGTTCTGGTGGTGGTGGAGCAGGTTCTTCATCAACAGGTAGTGGTACAGCCGGTACAACAAATTTAGGAGCTGGTGGTGGTGGAGCTGGTGCAGCAGATAGTTCTGCTGGTTCTGGTGGAAATGGTGGTTCAGGTGTAATAGTAATTAAAGAACCTGCAACATGTACACCAGCAAGCGCACCAGGCGTTTGGTCAATGCAATCATTATACTCAAATGTTAGAGCAGGAACATGGGTTGTAACCCCCTCATTTATTTCAGCAAGTGGTGGAACAAGAACAGAAGATGGCGATTATGCTATTCATACATTTACAGCTTCAGGACCATTTAATGTTACAGCAGCAGCAATTGGTAAACCTGCAGTAGATTCAAAAGCAGATTATTTAATTGTAGCTGGTGGTGGATCAGGTGCTAATGGTAATGGTAATTCTCCAGGAGGTGGAGGTGCAGGGGGTGTTAGAGCTTCTGCAACAACTTATTCAAATGGAGGCCCAAGTGCCCCAAGAACAGCATGTGTTGCTGCAGTAAAATTAACAACTCAAAATTATTCAATTGTAGTAGGTGCTGGTGATACTGGACAAGCAGGTCCAGCCCCTAGTCCTGGTACAAGAAGAGGTACAGATTCAAGTGGTTTAGGTTTAACAGCTGGTGGTGGTGGAGCTGGTGCATATCACAATGGTGGTGGTGGTTGTGGTAACTCAGGGGGTTCTGGTGGTGGTGCTTCAGGTGGTGGTTTAAATAAAACAGGTGGAGCAGGTAATACTCCTCCAACAAGCCCAGCTCAAGGTAGTGCTGGTGGTAATAGACCAGGTT